TAATGTATAACATATGTATAACCCTGTGGATAACTCGGGGGTGTGGATAAGCTGTGGATAACTTCCTGTGGATAACTTTTGACTTGTCCACAGGGTGTGGATAAACTGTGCATAATACGAACAGTGCGTTTACCTGAGTTGGTGCAGGGTAAAGTTGGTAGGTACTAACAATTATGGAGTGTTTAAACATGAGCAAAGCAAGTCAAGCTGAGTACAAGTCGGAACTGGATCAGGCGATGGATGAAGTGGATGAATGGGGCGATGATGAAAGCCCCGAGACCCTTAGCGAAGCGGAACAGTTAGCCCATAGCGCAGAGAGACCAAAGAGGCGAAAGGATGGAGAACATAGAGGATCAGATGTAAAGAGACCAAAGCCTCTAAGCCCTCGGCAAGTACTGTTTACACAAGGGGTTATACAGGGGAAAAGCCTACGTCAAGCATACAGGGATGCATACGGGAATGACACTGGATCAGATGCTTCTATTAGTGCTAGTGCAAACAAGCTAATGAAAGACCCAAGGATCAAACACGTACTTGAGGAGGCTTGGGAAGAGACAGCGGAACACCTGAGTGAAGACCTTGCCGCAAGCAAGAGGTATGTTCTAAAGGGACTGTTGGCACTAAGCAAGAAAGCCAAGCAAGAGGGCACTAGATTAAAAGCACTGGAACTGATGGGCAAAGCCGCAGGGCTGTTTACACCGACAGATGTACAAGACAAGGCAGTGGTCACTGCAGACCAACTAAAGAGAGAACTCGCAGGGCACATCAAGTTACTAGAGCAAGGCAAGGCCAACGTGCTAGACGTAGACGCAAAGCGTTTAAACACGGTGATGCCAGTAGCAGGCGAGGGCGTGTAAACGTGGGCATACCCGTACCCCCACCCGTACCCGACCCCCACTTGGTGCGAGCCGACACCCCGCTCGCGTATACGCTCTATTCCACTCTTTCAAATACATTCCACAGAACACCCCCCCTTCCTTTTCCAATTCCAACCCCCCGGGGGTATATATATTTTTTAAAAACATGTTGCGAACGTTCGCATTTGCGTTTAAACTATGATCATGACATTGAGTCAGCCGCAATCAGTTTAGGTCTGATGACTCACAGCGTAGGTCGAGAAGTCATCCGGCATCAGGGCCGTCTACGTACTGAACCTACACGCATGGAGATTGGTTACAAGTGACACGATGGTTAGTTTGCTAACTTGGATGTTGCGCCAGTCTCCAGCCGTGTTGGTGAAAAGGGGTAACGTTTGTGGACGCGCAGACTATGTTGCATCGTGAGGCTTTTGCATCTGAGATAACCTCCAATTCTCCTTTCAGAGGGAAGCACCCTGCTGATAATTGGGTCACCAACATCTTTAAAGGACTGAAATGAAACGCAGAGATTTCTTAGCTTCATTGCTTGCAGGTGCAGCAGCGACAGTGTTGCCTGCGGGAGCCTTTGCTTCTGAGACTGTCTGGAATACAGCAACCCTGACGGGTATGCTTGAGAAGATGTTTGCCTGCAAGATAGGGCCGCCTTGGGCGTTCTTTGAGGTCACAGCTGCTGGGGAAATTCTAACGCCTAATGAAAAGCTCAGCGTGCCAATCAATCGGTACATCTACGAGACTTACGTAGCTGCGGTTAAGGGTGGCACTGCCGAGGAGGCAGAGGCAAAGCTTGCCCGGCATTTCTATGAGCAATTTGAAAAGGTCCCTGCGGGGCAATTGGTTTGGAGAACTAAACCAACATTCTCAAGCCATGAGGTTGTGGAGTTTGGTGAGACTTGGCTGACCAGTGAAGCCATAGAGGACTCAAATGAAAAAAATCCTTTCATGCCGCAAGGGGTTGAGTATGACTTTGCTACCGGCAACTATCGGTTTGTTAAGGAGAAGTACACCCTGCATAAGATGAGAATGCGTTTGGTGCTGCCTGAAGTTTATGATGAAGAAGCGCCTGCAATTGCAAGTTTGTTTAAACCTGAAGGTAGCGCTGTGGTTGCTAATGTCGTTTAAACATGAGCAAGCGTAGGCAGTTAGTCCTAGACTTCATCCGTGCATACATCAGGTTGCATGGTGTGTCACCGTCTTATGAGGTTATTGCCAAAGGGATTGGATTGAAGTCTAAGTCAAACATTCATCGGATTGTTCATCGCTTGAGGGCGGAGGGGCATATTGTGACCAAGCCTTATAAGTTCCATGCTATTAAGTTAGTGGACACTTCGGCAAAGGCTATGATGAGACTATGAGTTTATTAACGCACGCAGAGATTAAAAAGTACATGGAGATGGTTTCCAAGGCATCTCCTGAGAACCGTGCAAAGATTCAGGCTTTGCTGGAGATGGACAAGATAGAGCGGAGCAAGGAGTCTTTCCTGTACTTCGTGACGCAGATGTGGCCTATCTTTATATCTGGGTCTCATCACAAGATCATGGCAGATGCTTTTGAGCGTGTGGCTAACGGGGAGCTTAAGAGGTTGATTATCAATATGCCTCCTAGGCATACAAAGTCAGAGTTTGCTTCATTCTTGTTGCCTGCGTGGTTTCTGGGTAAGTTTCCTCATAAAAAGATTATTCAGACTGCGCACACTGCGGAGTTGGCTACCGGATTTGGACGAAAGGTTAGGAATCTTGTTTCATCAGAACAGTATCAGAAGGTATTTTCTACAAAGCTATCGAGCGATTCAAAGGCCGCAGGTCGCTGGAATACTCATATGGGCGGTGATTACTTTGCTATCGGTGTTGGCGGCGCTGTTACAGGTAAGGGCGCAGATCTCTTAATCATTGACGACCCTCATTCTGAGCAAGAGGCCAAGCAAGCTAACCCTGCAGTATTTGACGGGGTGTATGAATGGTTTACTTCCGGTCCTCGTCAGCGTTTACAGCCCGGCGGAGCCATCATTATTGTGATGACAAGGTGGTCTAAGAGGGATTTAACAGGCCAAATCCTCAAAAATTCGGATAAAGATGGTGTAGATCAGTGGGAAGTCATTGATTTTCCTGCGATTATGCCTAACGGGAACCCTTTATGGCCCGGATTTTGGTCTAAAACGGCCCTAGAAGCCCTGAAAGCCGAGCTTCCAGTCTCTAAATGGGAAGCGCAGTATCAACAGAACCCCACATCTGAAGAAGGCGCGATCATTAAGCGTGAGCATTGGATGGTTTGGGACAAGAAACACCCGCCTGAATGTGAGTACATCATCCAATCTTGGGATACTGCGTTTGAAAAGAACAACCGCGCAGATTATTCTGCGTGTACGACATGGGGTGTCTTCCAGCATCCCAACAAAAACGGTGATTTGAAGGCAAACATCATCTTGTTAGATGCATTCAAAGAGCGCATGGAGTTCCCCGATCTAAAACGTAAAGCTTTAGAGGTGTACAGGGAATATGAACCTGACACTTTGATTGTTGAGAAGAGGGCTGCAGGTGCGCCCTTGATCTACGAGATGCGAAAAATGGGAATTCCCGTCGCGGAGTATACGCCGGGCAAAGGAAACGATAAGATATCGCGTGTAAACGCTATCTCTGCTTTGTTTGAGTCTGGCATGGTGTGGTGTCCTGAAACCCGATGGGCTGAAGAGGTTATGGATGAGTTAGCCTCCTTCCCTAATGGCGACCACGACGACCTTGTTGACTCAAGCAGTCAGGCTTTGATGCGTTTTCGCTTGGGAGGATTCATCTCCATCGATTCTGATGAAGAAGATGAACCTTTTTACCAACGTAGAAAAGTAGAGTACTACTAAGGAATATTATGAGCATTGAACGATCACTGAGCCAAGCTCCATTAGGTTTAAACGCTTTGGACATGGACGATACCACGGCAATGGAGATTGAGATTATTAACCCAGAAGGTCTCAAGATTGGTATTGATGGCGTAGAAGTTGACCTTATGCCAGAGCCTGAGAAAGAAGATTTTTCAGACAACCTCGCAGAGTACATGGATGATAGTGAACTCCAAAAGATTGCCAGTGATCTGATTGAAATGGTAGACACAGACGTTAACTCCCGAAAAGATTGGGTGGAAATGTATGTCAAAGGTCTAGATGTTTTGGGAATGAAATATGAAGAGCGTACTGAACCGTGGCTCGGTGCGTGCGGTGTTTTCTCAACGGTACTCACAGAGGCTGCTGTACGGTTCCAAAGCGAGACTATCATTGAAACGTTCCCTGCTCAGGGTCCGGTCAAAACCGAGATCATCGGCGCAATTGATAAACTTAAAGAAGAGGCTGCGGAGCGTGTCAAAGACGACATGAACTACAGATTGACAGAGGGAATGCCTGAGTATCGACCAGAGCATGAACGCCTTCTGTATTCTCTAGGTCTGGCTGGCGCAGCTTTCAAAAAGGTTTATTACGACCCTTCTTTGGGCCGTCAAGCTTCTATCTTCATCCCCGCAGAAGATGTGATCATTCCCTATGGTGCTTCTAGTGCCATGACTTCAGAGCGTGTGACTCACATCATGCGCAAAACAAAGAATGACATTCGTAAGCTGCAAGTCTCTGGGTTTTACCTAGACAAAGAACTTGGCGAGCCTCTTCAGTTCTACACCGACGTAGAAAAAAAGAAAGCCGAAGATCAAGGCTACAACCTCAATGACGATGACCGTTACCAGATCTATGAGATCCACGTAGATTACGATCTGCCCGGCTATGAAGATGAAGACGGGATTGCTCTTCCTTACGTCATTACCCTAGAGCGCGGCACAACTGAGATTCTCTCCATCCGCAGAAACTGGAATGAACAAGATGAACACCGCCTAAAGCGTCAACACTTTGTTCAGTACACCTATGTTCCCGGCTTTGGAGCGTATGGCCTTGGTTTGATTCACCTAATCGGTGGATATGCCCGTGCAGGCACATCTATTATTCGTCAGCTGGTAGATGCAGGTACTTTGTCTAATCTCCCCGGAGGTTTGAAGACCAGAGGACTGCGCATCAAAGGAGATGACACTCCCATCCAGCCCGGTGAGTTCCGTGATGTAGATGTACCTAGTGGATCGGTCAAAGAGAACATCATGGCCCTGCCATACAAGGAGCCTTCTCAGGTTCTCTTGGCTCTGTTAAATCAAATTACAGACGAGGGCAGAAGACTTGGATCAATCGCAGATATGAATATC